ATAAAAGAGTTTTGGGCTATGTCATGGTACGAATTTAGTATCCATCGCATAGCCCATTTTCGTAATGATGTAAACGATTGGGCTCGGACAAGAAAGATAGCCTACATGATTTATGTAATGAATACGGGTGATAAATCTCGAATGTCAGAACAAAAATTTTTAGGGCTACCAATCGATGAAAAAGAAGAAAACGAAAGGCCGTTATCTATGGAAGAATTGCAAGAGGCATTTAGATTTTACCAAAACAACGGGGCTAAAAATATTCAGAACTGATGGCAGAAGATGTACAAAGTCTAAAAATTATTATTACGGCTGAGAATAAAGCCGCAATAGCCGCGCTTAAACAAGCCGCAGAGGCTACGGATGCTTTTGGTATATCTGTTAAAAAAACAAGTGCCGTGGTTGATAATGCGGCAGCCGCTACAGATGTATTGTCCGCTAAATTGGCTCGCCTTAAAAAAGAACTTGAAAATGCAACGGATCCAAGAAACATAGGGATTTTAAATAATTCCATAAAACAAACAGAGCAACAACTTGAATTAATCAACGCGGCGGCACAACAGACAGGGGCGAATATAGAAAAAGGAATGGCTAAGGCCACAACTGGTTTTACATCGGCAATTACTAATGCCCGTAAACTTCAATTTGTTTTACGATCGCTCGCCGGAGTGGGTTTATTTCAGTTATTTACTTTGGGTGCGGAGGCTGCCGTTTTAATGGCTACAGGCGTAGATAAGTCTGCTAAAAAAACAAAAGAATTTGCGGATGAATATATAAAAGCACTCGATGCGGCACAAGAAAGTTCGCAAAAAGAAATTGCAACAGTTCAGTCCTTAATTGCTGTAGCTAGCAACGAAAGCTTATCAAAAGATAAGCGCAAAAGGGCTTTGGCTGAATTAAATAAGGAATATCCCGGCTATTTTAATAATACTGATAAAGACTTAACTGATACGGCGCAACTCAAAAAAATTACGGATGATTTATCTGGGGCTATTATTAGGCGCGGTAAAGCGGAGGCTTTTGCTACTTTGATAGGAAAAGAAAATGCGAAATTATGGGAAGCACAGCATAGTTCAATAGAACAACAAGAGGAAAAATTAGGCACAGTAACTAAAGCATGGGATTTTTTAAAGGGGTCAATACAAGCCGGAGCAAGTCCAGTTTTAGGTGCAATGAATGTCAATATGAATTTGCTTAATTCAACATTGGAAGAGCAACAAACTTCTATAAAAAACGCAAAAGCAAACATTGCAAGCCTTACCGTTGAGATAAATAAAAATACCGAACAACAATTTTTAAACAATGATCTTGGTAAACTCGAAACAAAAACGACAAAAGAAAAGGACGATGCTTATGCAAAATTAGCAAAATCTTTAAAAGAAATAAACGGACTTTATCAAGATCGATTAATTGACAATAACGAGTTTAATGCAAAAAGTATAGAAGCCTATCAAACTGCGTTAGAAACACTTGCTAAAAATGGAATTGATCCATTAAGTTCTGCGTTTCAAAATTTAATTGATAAGCAAAACGAGTTTATACGTCCACGTGGTAACAGAGGTAAAATTGCTGAAACTATTTCTTATGAAAAACAAAATGATTTTGATCCGCTTTCAGAAAAAAAATTATTACCAGGCGAAAAAAAACCATTGCTTTCAAACCCCAACGAAACCGATAATGAGCAAAAAAGAAAAGATTTAATCGCTTTATCAAAAGAGGCTGCTACTGCGGCAAATCAGCTTGCATCTGCTTTTGTAAACGCCGTTTCTTCAGGCGAAAATATGGGAACAGCATTAATAAAAGTGTTTGAGGAGTTGGCTAAAAAAATAGCTCAAGCAGCAATAGAAGCGTTAATATTTACAGCCATTATTGATGCGGCTTCTGGCGGAACAGCCGATGCCGGGTCTTTGGCAGGTGCTACCGGCGGTGGGTTAAGTGGATTTGGGTCAATATTTAAAAAGCTTTTGGGATTTGCAGGGGGTGGTACGGTTTCAGGACCTACAAGCGGTTATCCTGTTATGTTACACGGAACCGAACATATTATGCAGCCTGGACAACTACAATCCATTGTGGCAGCTTCTGCGCAAATGGGATCATCAATGGGCGGTGGTAATAATGCAAATCAAACTTTACAAACAAGAATTTCAGGAAATGATCTTTTAATATGGATTGAAAGGGCTAATTATTCAATGAATGTAAGAAGATAATGTACGGGCAAAAATATATAGTTCAAGCTGTAGGATTAAACAATAAAATGTTTACATGCGAGATATGGGAAAAAGGTTATTCCGGATCTGTCAGTCAAATAGAAGCGGGAACGAATCCTTTTTTACATTCGCTTATTAACTCTACTGACGATGCTTTTGGAGGTGTCATCTCTTCTACATTAGATATTGAATGTAATATAACAAATTTTGTAGGCGCTTTACCTGATTTCACATCAACAGATAATCGTAAATATTGGGTTAATTTTTATGCCAAGGGATATCCCGGTAGCCTTAATTCAACTATTCTTTGGAATATGTGGGAAACCCCTTCTCCGTTTGCTGATTGCAATATGCAAATACTTGTAAATGGAGTGATTCAATTATTTCAGTTTAGTGCAAATACAGGTTCTTTAACTACTAAGGCCGGAGATATTGTTCAGATAGTTTTGGCGGTATTTATTTTACCTGCACCAACTGGAACAAATTGGATGCTTCAAATACAGAAAGATGGAGTAGATATTTACAATGTTTCAATAGATACTTCAACGGTTGTCATTGGAGCAAACCAAACATTTACTTTTGTTGCATCAGGTACTTCAGTTTATACAGTTTTATGCAAATCATACTCGGCTTCGCAACCTGGACCTTCTGTACCTGTAAATACTCAATATAATTTATTTCAAGGCTTTATTTTAACTGATCAAGTTCAGCTTCCTTTTAATACTGGCTATAAAGGGCTGAAATTTAGCTGTACGGACGGTTTTGCAATGTTGAAAAACATACCATATACTCCTATTAATAGGTCAACGGCAACCGAAACTCTATTAGCGGTTATTTTAAATTGTCTAAACCAATTACAATTACCTAATAATTATTATTTAAATATTTGCGTTTCAGTTTTTGCAGGAGGAATGAATGATCGCGGAGCCGGAACGCAATACGAACCATTTTCCCAAACTTATTACGCTTATAGAAATTGGTTAACCGGAACCGGGGCGACTATATTAGGTACCGTAGAAACAAGTCCTTATATGAGCTGTTACGATGTTTTAAACAAGATCGTAACTTCATTTGGATGTCTAATGCGTCAATCTGGAACAGAGTTTTATATATCCTCTGTGAGCGAAATGGCCGGCACAAATATTTATTATACAAAATACGACTATAGTGGGTCTGTGGTTTCAAGCGGAACAAAATCAATTAATAAAACTATTGTACCATATACTTCAAGTTCGCCTTATTATTTTATTAATGGGTCTCAATATAAATTATTAAGAAAGGGGTTTCCTGATTTTCAAATTAAATGCCCTGCTTCTTATTCACCCCAATGTATTGACAACGGTACAATGAGCACTTTAAGTGGCGGATTTCCTTATGGATGGAATTTTACTCCTTATGGAGGAGTAACAGCTTCTTCGTTAGGACCATATAACGCCATAAAATTAGCGCCTACATCCGGAACGCCACCATTTAATATTGTTTCAATTAGTCCTTCGGTAGTTTCCCCTATTTATAATTATGACAAATTAAATTTATCATTTTGGATTGACGGACAGGCAACACCATCAAGCACGGTTCCTAAATGTTATGCTAACATAATTCTTAACCCTTTGGGTGGAGGGTATTCTTGGTATGTAGACAAAAATGGAAACTGGATTCAGACTTCAGCCATTATAAATGCAGTACCGTATCCTGTTATCGGCACTACTAATAACGCTTACCAATCTTTTAGCATTTCAACCAATCCAGCACCCGTTTCGGGGACAATAACAATTACATTTAGTTGTGATAACGCAAATACATTAACCTGTGTAATAGGGAATGTAGTATTAACTTATACGTCTCAATATCAATATCATTTAATAAAAAATTCTGTTACAAATCTTTCTTACCAAAAAATTGTTGAATTACCATTAGGAGCACCTTCAGATGTAGGGTGCATGACTCAAGTTGGTTCTTTAGTTGACAACACAAATACACCTTTATCAGGATGGTATAGATATGGAATTAGCGAAACTTATGACTGTCTTTTAAGATTAATTTACCAACAGATGTATAATGTGATGTCTGTTTCATCATTAAATTTTGATGCTGATTTAATGAGCCTTTTTAACGATCCGGACTCAATTGTTCCATTTAGTTCCTTTCAAGTGACAGATACTATAGGACAATTATCAGCCTCTGGAAATTATTATTTGTTAGGAAATTCAAAAATAGACTATACCAAAGACAAAATTCAGGTTTCATTACTTCAAACGACTAATACAGACATAAGCGTTACGCCAACAGAAATTAATGTACCTCAAAATAATTACTAATGTCAGTTCCTATACACGGTATAAATGTTCTTATGTATGTCAACGACCCAATAGAGGGTAACATATTATTTGCCTGTGCACGGAATTGTACATTTAACGCTACATTGTCTCTTACATCGGTAACAAATTATGCAAGCAATCAATTTGAAGAGTTTAGACCAAATTTGAACGGATGGACTATGACAGTTGATGGTTTGGTAATTATAAATAACTATTCCTATGCCAAAATATTAAGAGATCAACAAGCGCGAATACCTATATATATTCAGTTTTCTGTAAACCAGGAAGATGGTACATTTGTAGTATATTCGGGATACGGATACACGACCTCTTGCTCTATTTCAAGCCCTTATGATGGCGCAGCCACGTATCAAGCCAATATTCAAGGAACCGGCGCATACGGTGTTTCAAATAGCACCCCTCCGCCACCAACTACAAATCCAGTGTACGAACTTCAATTTGCGGCCGCTTCGGGCGGCGAAACTTATTTGACAAACGCATCACTTGTCGGTGCAGTAGTGGTAGGACAATTTAGGGGCGGCTCTCAAGTGCCGTTAATTACTTTTGGTTCACCTGCAGGAAACCAAATTAAATTTACAACAGCTCTCGGAAGATTAGATTTCGATCCCGCAAATCCACTTGTTGCCGGAGAGTTAATTACGGTTCAATACAGATAATTTGCCAATTACGTTAAGAAACGTAATTTTACACAGCCACACATAAGCCACATATAAGACTATTACTAACAGTCTATTGGCTTTTAATGAAAAAAATATTATTTATTTCGGCGTTATTTATTACGCTTTGTTTCTTTCAATCTTCGGCGCAAACACCTTCAGGATCTAAATTTAGATATTTAGGGTCTTGGTTTATTTCGGCTGATACATCTACCGCGACAAGTGCCGATAGTAACTCTATTAGATATAGAAAACAAGACAGTACTTTTTATTTTAAAGGACTTGGTTATTGGTACAGTTTTGTAAAAACGAGTTCTTTGGGAAGTTATAAGTTGGTATCCGACAGTTTTTTTAATACCGGATATGCTACCCGCGCAAGGTTAAAGCAGTTGACAGATAGCATGAGTGCAACTATCAATTACACGAACTGGAACATAGCCTATAACCGATCAGGAGTTTCACTAACATTTACTTCCAGCACGTTCACCTTTACAAAGCAGGATGGAAGTACATTAACGGCTTCTGTACCAACGTTTAATCAGAATACTACCGGAAGCGCGGGAAGTGTGTCAAATAGCCATTCTGTAGGATGGGGGTTATCAGGAAGTTCATTTAACGGGTCTGCGGCTATTACATGGTTGGCTGATAGTACTGCGGTTAGTACAAAGCTGAATGTACTTAATCAGCTCAATAAGTTTACGGGTAGCAGCAATATAGTATCGTTGGGTACTATTATTTCGGGAATTTGGAATGGAACCGCTATTGCTGACACATATATTTCTTCATCAACTAACTGGAATACCGCGTATACAAACCGAATAACATCTGCATCTGTACCACTTGCAATAGCTGGAAATGCTATATCATTTTCTTATGTTGGTACTAACTTAAAACTGACCGGTTCCCAACTTAATACCATACAGGATATTTCTACAAATTCCAGTCCAGCTTTTCAAAATATTACGTCAACAAAGGGCGCATCTATTTACGGCATTACAATATCTGTAGGCGGTTCAAATTCAGAAACAAGTTCTTTAGCAGTTGGAAATGGTGCCTTAGCATCTTTGCCATCAGGTGGAGGATCATATAGTACTACCGCTATAGGAACTAATGCATTAAATGCACAAACAACTGGCTTTTATAATACTGCTGTTGGTGATTTAGCTGCTCCTTCTTTAACTACAGCATCTCGTAATACATTTATAGGATATGGAACGGCTTCTAATATTCAAACCGCAGCAAATGACAACACTTTTGTAGGGAATGTTGCAGGAGGTCAAATAACTGGCTCAAGTAATGTGGCAATCGGTTCTAATTCTGGAAATATAGGTTTTGGTTTACTTTATAAAACAACATTAATAGGGGATTCAACAAGTTCAAGCGGGAACTATTCAAATAGTACAGCATTAGGATATGGTGCGACAGTTACAGCAAGTAATCAAATGGTTTTTGGTAATAGTTCAGTAACAGCAAATGTATTTAATGGTTCTGTTTATTTTACTTCAGGCGGTGCCGTTCCTTCGACAAACTTTAATATCACAGCAAGTTCTTCTAACTATTTGTACATACAAGGTGGTGGTACATCAGGCAGTGTAACAGGTGGAGTTGCAATTACGGATAACGGAGCGAGAAACAACCAGTTTTTTATACGTTCTCTTACTAATAGTATGGATTGGTACACAAATGCAACGTTAGCATTAACAATAAATGCTTCACAGCAGGCTACTTTTGCGTCCAATCTAACAGTCGCAGGTGCTATCTATGGTCAGAGTGCAAACCAATACTTTGGTACAAACGGTCAAGATAATACAATTAATATATATGGTTATAGTGGCGCCACTTCTTTAATATCATCAAATGCCGGTGTGAGTTCAAGCTATAATGGGATGAGAATTGTATCTAATATCACTAATGCAAACTCATTACCTGCGTGGTCGATTGATTTAGGGGGTAATATAAATACCACAACTGTTTCAGATGCTTTCACAGTAGGTAGAAAACCTAACGGTGGAAGTTGGGCTAACTTTTTTTCAATATCAAGTTCAGGAACAGCTTCTTTTTCATCATTAGGAACTGGAACAGTTTATAGCAACGGAAGCACTTTGACAAATACAAACCCGTCAGATATACGTTTAAAAAATACAGTTAACACATTCCAGTATGGGTTAAAAGAAATAATGCAACTACAACCAAAATCATTTTATTACAATTCAGATAGCACAAAATCAAATTTAAAATACGGGTTTATTGCACAAGATGTGTTAAAAATTATGCCTGATATGGTTCGTAAAATATCAAAGGGTTCTGATTATTTGGGATTGGAAACAGAAGGTATAAACGTAGCCTCTGTAAAAGCAATACAGGAAATGGAGCAGCAGATAATAGAACTACAGAAGCAGGTAGCGGAATTGAAAAGTAAAACAAAATGATAACCCTACTATTCATATCACTCGCTGCAATGTTTAACGCAATATGCGATACGTTGAAAGATCACTACGAAACAAGCGTTTTTTCAAAATTGCCTGAATTATTTTGGAACCCAAATGTTTCATACAAAGTTAAGTTATGGCGTTGGGTAAGCATAGATGCCTGGCATATCAGCAAAGCCCTGTGGATAGGGTGCTTGCTACTGTATGGATATTTCTTTGAGGGCGGATTTGCTGAATTGATTATTGCCTGGGTATTATGGACAATAGTATTTGAAACTTTTTACTCTAAACTTTTAATAAAACCAAAACAATGAAACAGCATTTAACACTGATTGCAATTATGATTGTAGGCATATCAATTTCTTCTTTTGTTACCTACGAATTGGTAAAAGAAAAGCCAGTAACACCAAAAACCAACTTAACGGTAACACTTCATGCTGAAGAATGGCAGGCAGTAGTTGGCAGTTTGGCGGCCCATGCAGATAGCGCAAGAGTATTAAAAGACTCAACTAAAAGAAGTAAGCACGTTGATACTTTACTCGGAAACTTACAGTTTATCGCATCCAAAATCAAAAAGTAACCCATTTAATAACCATTCATAAAACAACCAATGAAACACGTTGATATCAAAGCAGCACTGGGCAATATTACTTCTTTAGGCTTTTTCGGCATATCAATGACCAATGTAGAAACAGGCCTTAGAATTATGTGCCTTATTGGTTCATTGGTCGTTGGGTGGGTAACGTATAAACACACACAAGAAAAACGAGCCTTTTTACGTCAACAGAACAAAGAGGCTGAAGATTAACCATTTACCTTAAAAAATAACAGCATGAAAAATTTATTTGCAAATTTTAAAGGCAATATCACAGAAATTATTGGCCTTTCTGTAACGGTACTTTCTTTCGCTTTTATGTTCTTACTGCTATTCGTGCCGGTGCCTGAGCATAATAAAGACCTGGTTAACACAACTCTCGGCTTTGTATTGGGTTCGTTTGCCGCTGGAGTTGCCGGGTACTATTTTGGGGCCAGCAAAACACACGGAGTTGCACCTACGTCAGTAAGTGAGCTTACTCAAACATTAACCGAAACCAAACAACCATGACAACTTACAACCAACAACGGCCGGATAATCGAATAGGTTATACCGTTCTTATTATGATGGGCATATTGGCCGCTATTCTGATATTATCATCATGTGGAAGTGTAAATAAGTCTCAAACCACGACTACAAAGAAAGATAATATCGATAAAACAGAAGATTCCACTGTTATAGATACCGGAGTATCATCAGAAAGCAATAAATCTTCGGATTATGAGAAAGTTGAAAAACAGTATGGTCCACCAATCCACGATACAATCAATGGTCACGATACCATCTTTGTACCGCTAAAATCAGAAACAAACACCAGTTTGAAACAGCAACAATCAAAATCTTACTCGTATTATAATGTGTATCAGCACTACATAATTAACGAACATTATCAGATTAACGAGAAAACAACCGTAAAAACAAAGGAAAAGACAGGCGGAGTTCCATTTTGGGTATTTGTGATTGTGTTTGTCCTTGGTGCGGCCGGCGGTTTTTGGCTAAGTAAATTCCTTTCTCCCACAACGTTGATCAATGAGGCCGAAACCGAATACAACAAAATAAAAGCAGGCGTACTTAAAAAATTATAATTATGCAACTATCAAAGAAAAGTATTGATGCAATCATAGCCTTTGAGGTAACAAGCCCCGAATACTATGAGAAGCATTACCAAAACCCTACCTGGCCCGGTGGTGACAGCGGCGTAACAGTGGGTATTGGGTATGACTTGGGGCAAAATACCCGGGAAACAATAATAATGGACTGGACCGGCAATGTTAACCTGAATTTCGTTTCATTGATGGCCAATTTGGCCGGTATTACCGGTGAAGCGGCAAAAGCGAAAATAACCGGTTTGGTGAAAGGGATTATTGTTCCTTATTCAGCCGCCTACAATGTTTTTGTGAACAACACGCTTCCAAGGTTCTGTAAAGCAGCTCTGCATGTTTACCCGGGCCTAGACAAACTGAATCCTGATACCCAGGGGGCGATTGTTTCCCTTGTTTATAATCGTGGTAATGGATTTGGCGTTGAAGGTAAACCCAGCTGGGATAGCCGGGCTGAAATGCGCGAATTAGCCCCTTTAATTGAGGCAGGCGATTACGAAGGTATAGCCGCCACCATTGACAAAATGAAACGCCTGTGGGTAGGAAAACAGGATATGGCGGGCCTTATCGATCGCAGAGAAGTGGAAGCAAAACTAATCACCGATTCTTTAACTAGCTCTGATCAACTGACCGGGGCGCATATTTTCAATGTATGAAAAAACTATTCACCCTTATCCTGATCAGCTGCTGCCTGGTGGTCAGCGCCCAGCACACGATTGAAATAAAGCACAATTATTACACTTTGGAGTTTGATACAATCCTGAAAAGTCCATTAATCAGCTGGTACATTCAAACTACAGCTCACGCAAATAGTACTACCAAAATTGACCGCAAAAGTGTAGCTGCTTTTCATTCTGACCCGTTGATTCTGCCAAAATACCGGGTAGCGTCTGATTTGACTTATAAAAACAACGGAAAGTATGATAAAGGCCATCTTTCGCCTTATTCAGCTTTTTACTTCGATTTGACGGCCGCAAAGGAAAGTATGTATTATGAAAATACGGCCCCTCAAATCAGTTTTTTCAACGAACACGCTTGGGAAAAGTTGGAGCAGTATGTACTTAAAACTTTAGCACCTGAAAATGATAGCATTTATGTGTACACTGGTTGCCTTTACGGTAAGTCAACAATGACCGGCGTACCGGTACCAGACTATTATTGGAAATATATCAGCTACAAAGGGCATACAGAAGCGTGGCTGGCAAAAAATGAGCCAACAAGCCTTACGGATTACATCAATTACGCCATTCCATCAGAAGCCCTAAAAACAGTGATTCTGCAATATTACCCCAATCTTAAATTACCGTTTTAATGTCACAGAAAAGAGGAGATAAAAGCAAAATATTGCGTGACTTAATACTGAAGTTTCCTAAAACCTCTAAAAGAGGATTAGCGCAATTAGCAGTTGAAAAGTACCCTCTATTATTTACGGCAGAATCAGCGCGTACCTCAATACGTGACTTAACAGGATCAAATGGCAAAGAACGCCGAAGTCAGGTTACCGATGTAATTGAAAAGCCGGTTTATGAATTGCCCCCTTCTAAATGCCAAGAAAGAGAATTTAAAGTACTGCCGAAAAATGCCAACAATATACTTTGGCTTTCAGATTTGCACATTCCTAATCAGGATAATGATGCTTTAAAAGCTGCAATCGACTTCGGAGAAAAAGAACAAGTGAATTGCATCGTATTGGGTGGTGATGTTATGGATAATACCCCTTTTTCTCAACACGACGGTCCCCCCCCAGGACTAAATGACGTTCGTGAATGGTTTGAGTACACAGAACAATTTTTAGCCTACCTGCGTAATCGGTTTTCAAAAGCTACAATAATTTGGTTAGAGGGTAATCACGATAACTGGATGATGCGGTTTTTAATGAAAAAAGCACCGATATTATTCAGTGATGAGTATTATCACTTGCCTCAACGCTTGAATTTAAAGAAATACCGGATTGAATTTTACCCTGAACACATCATTTTAATGGCGGGTAAATTACAGATGCACCACGGTCATACTATGATCCGCGGAGTATTTGCTCCGGTAAATGCCGCCCGAGGGCTTTTCCTTCGTATTAAAAGCAATGGCATCATTGGTCATGTACATACTACCTCTCAGCACTCCGAAAAGAACCTTAAAGGCGATATAATGGGTACCTGGTCAGTAGGCTGCCTTTGTACATTATCGCCGAATTATGACCCGCATAATACAAAGCATAATCAGGGATTTGCTATAATCAAAGTCAAAAAAGACGAAAATTTTGAGGTAAATAATTACTCCATCCATAAAGGCGTAATACTGTGATCACAAAGGTATTTTCACGGGGAATTATTTACA